CGATTGTCGCAGCACTTCTGCTGCTGCTCGGAGCGCTGGTGGTATGGCTGTTCAAACTGTTCGGCTTTGCCCCACCAGACCAGCAAGTGCAGCGGATATATCTGCTGGTGGTGCTGCTCATCGTTATCTACATGATCGCCGCGCTGATCTTAGGTATGCCATCGTTGCATATCGTGCCAGCAAGGCTTTGAGCTATGTCGGAACCTAACCAAGATCCACCCACGCCACCCCTTGCTTTCGCCTGGCTCGGTGTATGGTTCCTTGTCCTTTGGTGGCGTCGTGTCCGCCAACGTAATAACCGGGGGGGGGAGGGTGCAAAACTTTAACAGAATGCGCCAATTCACCGGCGGGGCTGTCGCGAAGAGAATAATTAGCGGAATCTGATGGGCACACGCGGCCGCGGCGCGCTACTGACGCGCGAGGCGCGCGAGGCAGCTGGCAAGAAAAGGGTCTGGCTTCCGTGGAAGAAAGCAGGGCTCTCGCGTGTCGAACGGGTCGTCGCATTCCTGGAATTTCTGCCGATCACGAAGGGCATTCTCGCTACCAAGAAAATGCGGCTCCTGCCCGACCAGCGGGAGTTCATCGAGGCGGTCTACGGGAGGAAGAAGCGGGACGGGCGCCGATTAGTCAGCTTGGCGATCAAGTCAGCGCCGAAGGGGAACGGTAAGACGGGGTTGTGTGCGGGTCTTGCGCTTTGCCATCTACTTGGGCCGGAGGCTGAGCAGCGCGGGGAAATCTATTCTGCATCGATCGATGGGCTTCATGCGGGCAAGCTCTATGCGGAGATGGAGGCAATCATCGTCCGCGTGTCGGACTTCGGCCGGCGCGTGAATGCGCAGCGCTTCCGTAAGAGCGTCGAGGTTCTGGAGGGGGACGGAGAAGGCTCTACCTTCGAGGCGCTTTCGGCGGACGCCAGGAAGGCGCAGGGTCTCGCTCCCTCCCTATGGATCTATGACGAGCTCGCGCAGGTCGACGACAGGGAATTGCTCGACAATCTGCTGGAAGGCATGTCGAAACGGAAGGAGGCGCTTGGCATCGTCATCTCGACGCAGGCGCATGACGACCAGCATCCACTTTCGCAACTGATCGACGACGCGCTGGCGGGAGCCGATCCAAGCAACTATGCGCATGTGATTGCGGCGCCGGAGGCTGCGGATCCGTTTGACGACGATGTGCTGCGATCAGTCAATCCAGCGTGGGGTAAATATCTCGACCTCGACGATCTGCGAAAGTCACGAGAGCGGGCGCGCCGGATGCCGGCTTTCGAGCCTGCCTTTCGGAATCTGCGGCTCAACCAGCGGATTGATGCGAGCGAAGAGAACAGACTGTTCCCGCGCCGCGAGTGGGAGAAGTGTGAGGGTCCGATTGACCGGGACGACCTTCTAGGACGCACTTGCTATGGTGCGCTTGATCTTTCGGCAAAGCATGATCTGACCAGTCTAACGCTGGTCTTTCCCGATGACGAGGCCGAGACAGGCTACGATATATTGCCGTTTTTCTGGACGCCGGAAGGGGCATTGGAAAAGCGGCGGCCGCGCGAGCGAGATCTATTCAAGCAGTGGATAAAAGAGGGCTATCTGCAGGCCGTGCCGGGACCGGTCGTCCGCTACAGCTACATGGCTGACCAGATAGGCGAACTGCGCCGTCTCTACGACCTCAAGGCGATTGCCTACGACCGCTGGCGGATTGACGATTTCAAAGTCGACATGACTGACGCGGGTCTGGACGAGTTGCCGCTGCAACCGTTCGGGCAAGGCTTCAAGGATATGTCTCCCGCGATCGAGTATTTTGTCGAACTTGCAATGGAGGCGCGGCTACGCTCGGCCGCCCATCCGGTACTGCGGGCCTGCGTTACGTCAGCGATCGTGGTTATGGATCCGGCGGGCAGCACGAAGATCGACAAGGACAAATCGAACCGGGTCGCGATGGCGCGGGTCGACGGCGCGGTGACGCTGGCGATGGCGCTCGGGTTGGCCAAGCGGTTCGTGGAAGTGCCGCGCCTCGATATCGCGGCAATGATTGGCTGAAAGGAAGATGAAATGCCGGTGACTATCATAAACGGCCCAGTCATCGCGGCCGGGGAATCGCTTTCCTCCGGCGTCGATTGCTCGGCCGGCCGCATCATCAGGATCACCACGCCAGCAGGATGGACCGGCGCCAACATCAGCTTTCAGGTGTCCAGCGATGGCCTCGGCTATGAGGATCTGTTTACGGCTGCCGGCAACGAGGTGACGATCCCATGCGGGCCGTCGCGCGCCATCTCGATCAGCCAGCAGGAATGGCCGGAGGCGGTACACCTGAAAATCCGTTCCGGCCGCCGTGACAATCCGGTGCCGCAGGCGGCACAACGCGAATTCTCGATCGCACTACTGACGCCGAATCCCTAGGGGGAACCTCCCAAATGCTGCGCTACCGAACGACGGTCACACCCGGCGAGGGCTTGGATTTTGTCATCTCGGACGACACGAAGGATCGCCACGGCACACGCATCAATCCGAGCGGCTGGCAATTCGGCGACTATGTGCCAGTGCTGTTCGGGCACGACGGAATCCCGGTCGGCCTGTGGGAAAATCTGCGCGTCGAAAAAGGTAAATTGCTGGGGCGCCTGAAGCTCGGCCGCGAAGGCTCGAGCGATCGCATCGACGAGATCCGCAGCCTGGTCGACCAGGGCATCCTGCGCGCTGTCAGCGCCGGCTTCGAGGTGCATGACTACGGCAAGCCCGAAAAGGGCGGTTTCGATTTCGAGCGGCAGACGCTCATGGAGGCATCGCTAGTCGCGGTGCCATCCAACCCGAATGCGCTCGCGCAAGCGCGCGCGCTTGAACTGGCGTTTGGCGAGCATGCCGAAAAGCCGGCGAGAGCTTTGAACGGCGGGCACGCCGCGACATCTCCCAAGAAAGCAATCAAAATGGAACCGATTGGGCCGCAGATTGAATCTGCGCAGAACAGCCTGAATGCCGCCCGCGATGCACTTGCGGCACATCTTGCACTCAACACCGACGATATCGCACAGACGGAAGCACTCACCGGCGAGATCGAGCAGCGGCAATCCCGGCTCGATTCCCTGCAGCGGGCTGAAAAGGCACTCGGCGCGCGTGCCGCCAATGGCGGCGGCGAAGCGAAACTGCCGGCGCCGGTGGTTGTCAGGCAACCGCTCGCCAAGCGCGACACCCGCCCGGTGACCGGCATGGATCTTCTGGTGCGGGCGGCAGTCGTCAAGACTCGCGCCTATGCGCTGCAGAAAGATCCGATCCGCATCCTCGAGGATTCCTACGGCGATCACGAGGCGACACAGGTTTTCGTGCGTGCAGCAATCGCCGGGGCAACGACTACGACGGCCGGCTGGGCCGCGGAGCTCGTGCAGCAGGCTAACGTTGACTTTCTCGAAAGCCTGCGGCCGATCGGAGTGTTCCCGCGTCTGGCGGCACAGGGAACGCAGCTCAGCTTCGGGCCGGGTGCTGGATCGTTCAAGATCCCGAGCCGGGCAACCACGCCCTCAATCTCCGGAGCGTTCGTCGCCGAAGGCGGTGCCATTCCAGTGCGCAGGCTCGGCCTCACCTCGATCCCGCTGGTGCCGCACAAGATGGGCGTCATCTCGGTCTTCACCAGGGAGATTGCGCGCTATAGCAACCCGCAGATCGAGGGCCTGCTTCGTTCGGAAATCATGGCCGATACCGCACTCACGATCGACTCCCTGCTGCTCGACGCAGTGGCGGGATCGACGACGCGGCCGGCCGGCCTGATCAATGGCGTGACGGTGATCACCGCATCGGTGCTCGGCGGCTACAAGGCAATCCTCGCCGATATCCAAGCACTGGCGGCGCCTTACGATACCGCCAATGCTGGCCGCAACCTGGTGCTGATGATGAATCCGCGCGAGGCACGGGCGCTCGCCATGTCACCAGGTCCGGACGGGACGTTCGGATGGACGACTGCCTTCATGGGAGAGTTCACCGTTATCGTCTCGACCACGATTACCGCCGGCAAGCTCGTGATGGTCGACGCGGCCGATCTTGTCTCCGTCAACGGCACACCGGAATTCGAAGTCTCCGAGCATACTGTGCTGCACATGGAGGATACTACGCCCGGAACCGACATCAGCACGGCAACTCCGTCGCAGTCGATGTTCCAGACGGCGAGCCTGGCGCTGCGCATGCTGCTCGATATCACCTGGGCGATGCGCCGCACCGGCATGGTGCAGTTCATCACCGGCGCAAGCTGGGCGCCGCTGTAGACCAATCAGGAAAGGACAAAGCAATGGCTGACACCAAGCCGGTCGCCTCGCGCAGCGAGCTGACCGCCAACGCCGGCGAGCGGACTATCCGCAGTTACGAAGAGGCGCTGACGGCAACGCCTGAGCCGCCGACTCCGACACAGGAAGAGGCGGACGCTATCAAGGAAGGCACCTACGAATCTCCCGAGGTTCCGCCGGAAGGCGAAACAGCCGAGGCGGCCGCGGCACGCAAGAAACGCGAAGAGGAGAGGCGGCAGCGGCGTGAGGCGAAGGCTGCCTCCGATCAGGCGAGTTATCAGACGCGCTGATGCCGAACTGGCTGACGCGCATCTTCAACTCCTCGGCGGTGCGAGCCGCCGAGGGGCAAGTGCGGCCGGGACCGTATTTCCTCTCTGATGGATGGTTGCCGGCCGGCGCCTCGCCGTATTTCTTCCAGCAGGGATACGATCTGCGGCCTTACGGCGAAGCCTCGGCGATGGTCGAGGCTTGCGTCGCAAAATACGCGCAGACGCTCGCCATGTGTCCTGGCGACCACTGGCGGCTGCTGGATAATGGCGGGCGCGAGCGGGTGACGAATTCGGCGCTGTCGCGAATCCTGCGGCGGCCGAATGACTACCTGACGATCAGCGACTTCTTAATGAATTTGACGCGCGCGCTCTATACGCGCGGCGAGGCGTTCGCAGTGGCGCTGCGCAATGATCGCGGCGAGGTCACTGAACTGCACTGGATGCGCGAGGGCCGCGCCGAGATCGCAGAGGATGGATCGATCTTCTATTCCTTGCGCGGTAACGAAGTGCTCGAGCAGCGGCTGGATTTCTCGGCGCCGATCCCGGCGCGCGACGTGCTGCATGCGCGATTGCACACTCCGCGGCATGCATTGAAAGGCGTCTCGCCAATCCTGGCGACGGCGCTCGAGCAGTCGCTGTCAGGGGCCGCCTTCCACCAGCAGATCGCGTTCTACCTCAACCAGGCGCGGCCGAGCTACATCCTCGAGACGGATGAGAAGCTGACGGCCGCGCAGACGCAGGAACTCCGCAACCGCTGGAATGAGCAGACGCAGGGCGCAGGGGCCGGCGGTTCGCCGATCCTGACGTGGAATCTCAAGGCCAAGCAGCAGACGATGAGCGCGAGCGACGGGCAACTCGCCGATCTGTTGAAGATGAATAACGAGACGATCGCGCTGGCATTCCAAGTGCCGCTGGCGATCCTCGGCGTTGGTGGCCAGACATTCGCGTCAGCAGAGTTGCAAATGCAGAGCTGGATCGCGAGCGGACTCGGGTTCTGTCTGAACCATATCGAGGAAAGCTTTGGCCTCTTGTTCCGGTTGAAGGGCTGGCCGGACGAATATCTAGAGCTCAACACTGCGGCGCTGCTGCGCTCAGCGCATCGCGAGCGCATCGAAGCGCTCGCGCGCGGGGTGATCAGCGGCATCTTCTCGCCGGACGAGGCGCGGGCGAGCGAGGATCTGCCGGCGGTGCCAGGCGGCCACGGCAAGATGCCCCGTACGCAGCAACAGGTCGTTCCGCTCAGTTACGGGACCGACATGAAACCGCCGGATCCCAACAAGCCGGCGCCCGCGCCAGCCGCAGCGCCGCAGGAAACTGACGAAAGCGAGGGCGCGAGCGATGCCGAGCAACGGTCGCGAGAGCAAATCTTTCAGCGTATCAATGCCCGCGCTCTCACAGTCCTACACTGAGGCGCTTGAAGATGCGCTCGGCGATGTAGTCGGGCGCGCGCAGAGAGAGCTATGCCTTCTAAGAGACAGGACCGACGCCGTTATTGCGACGGCGCATGCGCGCATCGCCGAAGCCGAAGCGCGACTCTCAATCATTGAGCGATCGCTTGCCGACCGCGTGTCGGAACTGCGCGATGGCGTCGACGGCAAGGATGGTGCGCCGGGGGAATCCGGAGAGCGCGGCGAACCTGGCGAGGCGGGGCCGCAAGGGCCGCCCGGCCTAGACGGTAAGGATGGCGTCGACGGTCGATCCTTCGTCATCCGCGGCACGTGGTTGGAGAGCGAAACCTATCAAGCGCTCGACGTGGTGGCGATCAATGGCGCTTCGTTCGCGGCGCGGCGCGAGGATCCGGGGCCATGTCCGGGTGAGGGTTGGCAGTTGATCGCGGCACAGGGCAAGCGCGGCAATCCCGGCGAGCGTGGTGCGGGGGCGAAGGGCGAGCGCGGCATGCCGGGGGTATCGGCAATGGTGCTCGATGTCGACGACCAGGGACTGCTGACGCTCACCAATGCCGACGGATCCACGGTGACGTGCGACCTTTATCCGCTGCTGCGGAAGCTTGTCTGATGGCGCGTGGTGCGCGGCCGCGGCGGCGGGATATTTTCCCGATTGGGTTTACAAGCGGCGTAACCTATTCCGCCGAAGCAACGGCGTTCTTTGCGCGGCTTGGCACGCCGCCGACTGATGCCCGCAAAGCTCAATACGACACGCTGATCTCAGCACTTGTCGCGGGCGGCGTATGGGCGAAGCTCGACATCCTCTACGTGACGGCGGCGGCAAGTTCGGCAACGGCGCTTACCAACCTGAAGCAGTCTGCATATCCAGCCTCGTTCTACGTGAACACGGCGGCATTCACGGTCGACCAGGGGTTCATGGGGGCTGCCGGCACTCGTGTGACGACCGGCTTCATTCCTTCGACGGCGGGCGGGAATTTTGCACTCAATTCGGCATCCATAGGTGCCTGGACAACAACGGCTGGGCTGAATGCCGGCGCCCTCGTAGGGCAACGATCGACGCCGACTAGCAGCCGTGCGTTTATTTATCCGCGCACCGGCGGCAATACACTGACATGGGTCAATTCCAACGGTGGCAATTCCATTGCCGCCGCGAGCAGCGCCGGTTTCTGGGTGGCCTCACGCACGGCCAGCAACCTGACGACAACCTACAAGGACGGCGTTTCCCTCGGCACGAATGCGCAGCCATCCGGAGCGCTTCCCGACAAGTTCACCGAATTTTTGACCGATCAGGGAACCGACTTCCTCGGCACTTGGCTGGCGGGGTTTGTGGGTTCCGGCCTTTCAGGGGCCGAGGTGACGACCACCTACAACGCCCTGCGCGCCTATCTGCAGCCTGTGGCGGGCGTTCCATAGGATGCCTGATCTCAGGATTTCCGAGCTGCCGTTGCGGACAGCAACGGCAGCGACGGACGAAGTGCCGACCGTCGCCGGCGGCGTGAACTATCGCTCGCCGCTCTCGTCCATTGGCGCCGGTGGCTATGTCGACGCCACAAGGTTCGGGGTCGTCTCGGACGGCGACGGGCTGGGCGGCGGGACGGACAACGCCGAAGCTCTGTTCGAGCTGAATCGTTATTGCGCGGCCAATCCCGGAACGCACGTCAGGTTTCCGCCTGGCATCCTGTGCACGACCAAGACATCGTGGATGCTCAACGTCAAATCCGTCTATCTGGATTTCATCGGATGTACGCTGCAATGCACCACGCCGACGGTGGGGGTGGAGATGTTCCCCCTGCAGTTGGGCAACAGCGTGTTTATCAACAGGAAGATCGGTGAGGTCGAGAACGGCCGCGTCGGGCCGGATGCCATCGACAGCGTTGCAGCGGGGACAAGTACGGTTCGCTGCAAAACATTTGGCAACGCCGCAAAGCATCCCATCGGATCCTATTCCCTGATCTGCGGATATGATCAGCAGGGACTCGGCTTCCCGTATAACTACCGTTACTTCGAATATCTTCGCGTTGTTGCCAGGGACGTGGATCTCGGGACCATCACATTCGAGCGGCCGCTGCGCTATTCCTATAACGAAAACTGGTTTGCCATAACGGAAGCAACAGGGCTGGTCGGGCCGGCAGGCGTGCTGCCGCTCGACCGGGGCGAGGACTATCAGATCATCGAAGAGGCGGAGGTGCGTAATCTCCGGGTGCTGCGCAATCCCAACGATCTGGTTGTGCATGGCGTAGTTGATGGGGTGGACACTTACCGCTCAGACAAATTCACAGTTTTCGGATGCCTGTCTTTCAGAGGCTATAATATTTCGTGCGATGAAGCCCATTGCGGGGAAGGATATTCCTTCCTGTTCGAGGATTGCCACTTTCCCAATTATGAGCCCGACAAGATCGCACACAGCCTGACATTCCGGCGCGGCAGCGTCATCGACATGAACCAGGCGACCGGCTTCAATTATGTCGAGCTCGATCGGGTTCGCATCCGGGGCCGGGACAGTCTGACGCCGCGCAATATGCACGTCCACGACTGCCATTACACGCATTCGACAGATTTGCCGATTGCGTTGTCGGATGCGAGCAGGAGCATGGAATCGCGAACCCTAGAGAATTGCCAGTTCGAGTATTCGGCGCTTTCATCGCTACTCCCCGGAGCGAATAATGTATCTGACGCAACGCGGCCGGACCGGCCCGGCCCGCTGTCGTTCTCCGTGCTCGGCGTGCCAGCAGCCGGACAGTTCACAGTTCTGTTCACCGGCAGCGTTGGCGACGGCAATCTGACAGACGGCAGGCTGCGAATTTATCTAGCGGCAGGGACAGTGCTGAAGCGTCCGGGCGACGGCGCGCGCTTTGTCGTCAACGATATCGCATATGACGCGGCCGCACCGGCAAAGTTCATCGTCAGCTATGCGTCTACGGATGAAGTAGCTGTGAATGATGTCCTCTACTTCCACGCGGTCGGGCGGCTTGTCGTGCATGGATGCCGGCGGACGCACTACAACAAGCTGCCGTGGCACGCCAACATGATGCCGGCGGAAACCTACATCAACACCTCGGATCGGATCGACGATCACTCGGTTGATATTGTCTACCAGGATTTCCCCGTCTCGCCGTCCGGCGCGCCCGGCACGGTCTATCATAGCTTCGAGGTGGATGGTTTCCTCAACGAAGTCGATGTGATTGTTCGCAAACCCTACACCGGAGACGGCGACGGAATCGTCCGTCTGAATGCCTCGTCACCGTTCGGGACGACACTGACTGTCCAGGTCAACACCAAGACGACGGGTCGTCGTCGCATGACGGCCGATGCAACTCCGACCGGAGCTGTCGCGGGGGATACGCTGACGCCGTTTGGGTCATTGTTTTATGTCGGGACGCTGCGCGTGATGGTGAACGCTACGGACAATACCGGCACGATCGGGTGGAAAGGCAGCTTTCGCATCAAGGCGACTCGCCGCTGATGGCCGAGGAAATCCGCCGGCTGCTGCTCGAGGATGGCAACTTCATCCAGTTGGAGGATCTCGGCGGCGTGTTGCTGCTCGAGGAGCTGTTGCGACTGCCGACCTGGTTTCGCGGCTCGCCAGATGCGGAACAGCGAGCCGCCAATGTGCAGGATGCGAGCCGGCCCGCCAATGGCCAGGACGAGACGCGAGTAGCCAATGTTCAGGATGAACTGCGGTTGAGCACTCTGCAGGGCGGGACGCGGACCGCCAACGTGCAGGAGATGGCAAGCGGATGGCGGCACTGAAACTGATTACTCCGGCCGAGCCGGTCGTCTTGTGGGGCGAGGTCGCCGCACATCTGCGGCTCGACGATGACACCGAACAGGCGCTCGTCGAATCGTATGTTGCGGCGGCGACCCAGCATCTCGATGCACACTATGGCATTCTCGCCGGCGGGACGCTCGGCGTGCAAACATGGGAAATGTATCTGGATGCGTTTCCGGCCGGTCCGATCCTGGTCGAGCTCTCGCCGCTGATCGATGTGGTGAGCGTCGATTATGTCGACGCGGACGGCGCCACGCAGACCGTCGACCCGGTCAACTACGTGGTCGACGACAAGGGCCGCGACGGCTGGATCGTACCGGTCGCGGGCTATTCCTGGCCGGCAACGCTCTCCGCCATCAATGTCGTGACGGTGCGCTTTCGCGCCGGGAGTGCACCGGTGCCGGCGCCGCTCAAGCATGCGGTGCTGCTGCTGACCGGGCATCTCTATGACAGCCGCGAGGCGGTCACGCCGGTGACGCTGAACGAGATCCCGATCGGCGTCTACAATCTCGTGGCGCCATATCGGCGCGTCTACGTCTGAAAGAGGATTCACCATGACCGATATCGTCATCACGCCGGGCAGCGTTGTTCCCGGCGCCAACGCTATTATTGAACATGGCTGGGCCGGTGAGACGCTGGCGGCCGGCAAGGTGGTGTATCGCGCTGATAGCGTGGACGGTCGCTATAAGCTGGCCGACAGCAATGTCGATGCGCCCGCTGAAATCCACACGCCGCGCGGCATCGCACTGAACGGCGCATCGGTCGGGCAGCCGGTGACTATCCTCCGAAGCGGGCCGGTGACGATCGGCGGGACGCTGGTGGCGAACACCGCTTACTACCTCTCGGACGCCCCCGGGGGAATCTGTCCGGTCGACGATGTTGGCACGCAGGAATATCCAACGGTGCTCGGAATGAGCACGTCGACGACTGTGCTCAATGTGGACATCCAGACTTCCGGCGGCGAGAACCCGTAAGTGCAGGCAGGACGTTTGCGCAAGCGCGTGCGCTTCCAACGTGCGTCACCGTCGCCGGACATCGGCGGCGGCTTTGCGGTGACCTGGGGCGAGGATGTGGAGCTGTGGGGGGACTTCCGCCCGCAACGCGGCGGCGAAGTACTTGAGGCGGGCCGTAGTGCCGAGCAAGTGCCCGGCGTGCTGCAGGTGCGTTGGTCGGAGACGGCCGCCAACATCCTGCCAGGCGATCGCGTGCTGATTGACGGCGACGCTTACAATATCCGCTCTTCGATCGATCCGGACGGGCGAAGAATCAGGCTTGAGATGGTTATCGAGAAGGGCGTGGCTACGTGAGGCATGCCGGTGATCGCGCTCTATGTCCTGGCAGTCACGATCGCGGCAATCGTTCTGCTGGTGGCGTTTATCGCCAGGGAATTCCGCTGATGCTTGCGCTTGCGCTCGTGGCCTGTACGGCGCGTCATGATTGGGAAGTTTCCATCCTGCAGCAGCCGGCGCCGCAAGTCGTTTACGTCCCGTCATATCCGCCGCCCGCGGTGCGCCGGTGAGCGTCACCGTCAAGGTGCGCAACAAGGACAAGCTCGCCAGGAAATTGAAGCAGCTCGCGCCGGCGGTGCAGCAGGCTATCGGTGCGGTCAATGCGCAATCCGCCAACGCGATGGCGGCAACAGCGCGCGGCCTGGTGCCAGTGCGCACCGGAACGCTGCGCAGCTCGATCAGCGCGGCGCCGGCCGGAACGGAGACGGGCGCCTGGCGCGTATCGGCGGGTGGGCCGTCGACCACCAAGGCAGCACGCGGCGGCCAGGGTAGCTATGACTACGCGCTGGGGGTGGAGTTCGGAACCAGCGACACGACGCGGCAGAGCTTCTTCTTCACCAGCTACCGGCTGGTTGCCAAGCGGCATCGCAACCGGGTGACGCGCGCTGCGAATAAGGCGATGAAAGCGGTAGCTGCGAAATGATCGGCTCTTGGGATCTGCAGGTTGCCATCTATGACGCTCTGAAGCTGGCCGGGATCACCGCCGGGCGTGTGCATGACGAGCAGGCGGCGCCGGTGAATGTGGCGTTTCCATTCGTGGCGATCGGCGCCACGGAGGCGACCAATATCGACGCTGTCGGCATCGAGGGGACGGAAGAGATCCTGACGCTGCACATATGGGATCGCAGCAATGAGAGCGGCGGGCAACGCGGCCTAAAGCAGATCAAGCAGATTGGCGACCAGATCCACGCGCTGCTCAACGGCAAGCCGCTGCACATCGAAGGACGCGACTCCGCCTTCGTCACGGTGCGCGGGTTCACGCCGGTTGCGGAGGGCGATCCGCTCACCTCGCACGGCGCGCTGACGGTGCGCGTGCAGCACTACAAAAAGCAGAACTGATCGAACCAACGATCGACTGATCTGAGGCCGGCCTTCGCGCCGGCCTTTTCTTTTACGCAAAGGAGAAACGAGCATGGCCATTCAGAACGGCCGCGAATTGGTGATCAAGCGCAGCACCGTTCCGGACGGCACAGGAACGCGCGTGTTTGTATGCGGCCTGCAGACGACAACATTCTCGATCTCAAATGCCGACATCGACACCACGCGGCCGAATTGCGACGACCCGTCGTTGCCGATCGTGGCCACGTCGCTGCCGGGACGGCAGACGCTGGAATTCAGCGGTGATGGCATTGCGGACAATGATGCTGTCGGCAGGATCGTTCTCGATGACGCACGCCTGCAAAGGCGAGTGACTTACGAGATCATCATTCCGGGCTTCGGGACTTACGTCGGCACCTTCGCGGTATACGACTATGCCTACAACGGCACGATGGAAGAACCGCTGGGCTTCTCGGGAACGTGGCGGCCGACTGACGCTGAAACACTGGTATGGACGCCGGCACCCTGATGTCAGTCTCGATCAACGAAGCGACCGGCGAAGTTACGGTGGAACTCGGCGGCAATGTCTTCCGGCTGTTCTGCTCGATGGCGCGGCAGGGGGAATTGGAGCGGGCGCTGGGTGTCGACGGCTTGCCTGGCGTCAACGAAAAGCTCTCGAAGCAAAGCGCCGATGTTGTCTTGATCGCTCTCAAGACGCTGTGTGTTTCCGGCAACGAAGCACTGCTCGACGATCTGTCGTTCGGCCGCAATATCGCGCCGGCAATACGGGCATTGCTGGCGACTATCTTTGCCGCGTTGCCGGAGGAGCGCGGAAGGGGAAACGCCCGCGCGGCCGCGGCGGTGAAGAACGGGCAACACCGTGGCCGCGATACCGGCAAATCGCTTTCGGCGTCTTAGGCTGGCAACCCGATGCACTCCACCATGCCTCGATCCGTCATCTCTGCGATGCCATCGACGGTTGGCGTGAGGCTAACGGGGTCAAGCCGAAAGGGCCGGGCATGACGCGTAAGCGCATGGAAGAACTCAAGGCGCAGTACGGGTAAGGGATTTTGTGGTAGATAGGACGGGCCGATTTGGTGCTCGAAACACCGCCTCGGCCCTAACCCAAGCCAAGGGGATCATCCATGGCCGAGGCTGTTCGGACTCCTATCATAACTAAGCGATGCACGAAGTGCGGACTACTCCGCGCGCTCGATGAATTTAAAAAACGCCCGACGTCGAAGGACGGTCGGAGTTCACACTGCAAGCCATGCGGCAAAGCTTATTATCGGGCTAACGCCAAGCGGCTGAATGAGAACTCGCGATCTTATTATGCTGAGAAGCGAGCCGAGATACTGCGGCAGAAACAGGATTATGAGGCGCGCAAGAAAGCCGAGATCAAGGCGGCGAGGCGCACACGTTATCTCAAGAAGGGTGAAGAGATACGGGCGAAGCGGAACGTCTATCATGCTCGCAACAAGGAGCAGGTGAACGCTCGGAGGAATGCCTCTTACACCGCGAACGCTGAACAGAACCGCGAGAAGGCTCGCCAATGGCGATTAAAGAACAAGGATCGCATAAATGAGCGCCTGCGAAAGTTACGTCAGGATCCGAAGAGACGTTTGGATGGGGCGATGAGGACCGGCGTCTGGCGGCTTCTACGGCCGGGGGCCAAGGAGGGACGACGAACCTATGATCTGCTCGGCTTCACCAGAAAAAAGTTGATGGCACATCTCGAACGGAAGTTCGCGGATGGCATGTCATGGGAGAACTACGGCAGGGCATGGCATGTCGATCACATCGTGCCGCTCAGTGTCTTTAACTATGAGACGCCGGATGATTTGGATTTCAAGCGGGCATGGAGCCTTCGCAATCTGCAACCGCTTTGGGCCAAGGCTAATAATGACAAAAGAGCTAAGTTGAGTAAGCCGTTTCAGCCGTCATTGCGGCTTTCAGGAAGAATAGAATAATGGCGGACTTAGAACGTCTAACTATATTGATCGAGGCCAACACCCGCCAAATCACGCGGCAGCTCAAAACGCTGGAACGCGACATAGACAAGTCTATGCGCACTTCAGCGCGCTCGGTTAATACGCTGAATAAATCGCTGGCGACGGCAACGCGGACGGCGAAGACGTTCGCGACGGCCTTTGGCGTCGGCTTCCTGACTGGCGGCCTGGCGCAATTGCCGGGCGCCTTGCAAGATGTAGTCGAGTCAGTCGCCGACTTGGGCGACCAGGCGGACAAGATCGGAATTACCGCCGAGCAATTGCAGGAACTGAACTTCCAGGCCGAACAGACTGGAAGCTCGGCCGAGGCGATGGCCGCAAGCCTGGAGCAATTCAGCAAGCGACTGGCCGAAGCACGCACCGGCTCGGGCGAGCTCTACAAGCTGCTGTTGGCGAACGGCGTCGCGCTCGACGACCTGGCCAAAATGGATGTCAACGAGGCGCTGCGCGTGTTTGTCGATATCCTGGGCAATGCCAAGGACCAGGCAGACGCGCTAAAGATAGCGACAATCGGAGGCGGAAAAGCCGCTACCGATTGGGCGCTGACCTTTCGTGACGGCTCTGATGCCATGCGGGAGTTCGCCGACCAGGCGCACCGCACCGCGCAGATCATCACCAATGAGACGGTCGAAAGCGCGAAGGAGCTCGACGACAAATTTAAGCTCGTACTCGGTACCATCTCGCAGATCGTCAAGAGCGGGGTGGTGGATGCCTTCTCCGACATCGCTGATGAAATAGATCGCATCAACGGCCTGATCGAGACGCTGCAGAATTTCGGCCGGCGGGTGCGCAGTCAACCGAGCCCGTTCAGTTCTACGGTTGAGGAATTCGAGGAATACGCCAAGGTCGGACAGCGGGTCGATGAAGCCTTTGCGGGTATCGGAGAACAGCAGCGGGATGCGGAGCTGCGCCGAGCGTTGGAGCGCAAGCTAAGTATTGCGCCGGGTGGCGATGAAGGGCTCGGCACACCGAGTGTTCTGCCGGCAGCGATAAAGGAACGAAGCAAGGCACGCGAGGAAGAGACGCAGACGATCAAGCGGCAGATCCCGGTGATCGAGGAACTGAATGCCGTGGTGGAAGAGGAAAACCTGGCGCAGGAACAACTGATCGATACGCTGGACGAGATCCGCTTTGCGGCCGGCTCGGCGCTCGATGCCTTTGCGCAGTCGATCGCCAATGCGCAAGGGCCGCTGGAAGCTCTCAAAGCCGGCCTGGCCGATGTGCTGCAGACCATCATCCGCATTGCCGAGCAGCAGGCGATCACGCGACTGTTCGGCGGTTTCGGGACAGCCGGCGGCGGCATCCTCGGCGGGCTGCTCGGTGCTGCTCCGGGCATCGGCAGCGTGGCGCCGGCGCGCGCCGCCTCCAGCCAGGCGGTGGCGGTGCATGTCACGGCTACGCCTTCGCCGCTACTTAACTTGACGATCACCCAAAGCTCACAGGCGGCCGAGGAACGCGCCATCGCACGCGGGCCGGTCGTGGCACGCAACAACAGCCTGCGCTACGCGGTGCCATAATGGTCAATGTCGCCTGGCCGGAAAAGCTGCGACCGCAGAGTTTCCACTACTTCCACCTCGATGCCGATACCTCGGGCGGCGTCAGTCTCGGCGGCTCCGAGCAATTCGTCGCCGCCGGCGGGTCGCGCTGGGGCGCCTCGATGTCGCTGCCGATCTTCGACCGCGAGGGCGTGCTGGCGATGCGGGCGCTGCGCTCGAAACTGGACGGGCGGGCGAATCCAGCCATCCTGCCGAACTTTGACGGGCAGCGGCTGTCGTGGCCGATCGAGGCGGAGACGGGACGGGTACTAACGCCGCGCGTGGCGCACTGGCTGGACGGCACACGCGGCCTCGATGATACGCCCTACGCCGGTGCGGAGATACCGGCACCGGCGCAGATCAGCGGCACGGTGACGACGACCGCGGCGCTCGGTGCAACGCAGGTTTCGATCACCATGGCGCAGGGCGGGCCAATCGAGGCCGGGCAACAGTTCGGCGTGTTCAATCTGCGCCTGCACGAGATCTCGGAAGTGGTGTCGGTGGTCGGAGCGGTGACGACGGTTAACTTCCGCCCGCGGTTTCGTTCGATCGTCGTGGCGGGGACGGCGATCAACTGGACACGGCCGAAGTGCCTGATGCGCTGCCTGAACATCAATGACGAAAGCCGACGCCTGGAGCTGATGCGCTTCACAATGCTCGACCTGGAATTCGTGGAATATCTTTGATGGGCTTCTTTGATGCCACACAGGAAGCGCTGGCGCGCGGGCAGTCGGTGTTCTTCGGCGAGCTTTACGAGCTCGGGCTTACCAGTGGCACGGTGCGTTATTGGGATGGGTTCGGAGACATCTCGGCCTACGGCCTGACATGGATTGGACGCGGGCAGTTCGTGCAGCGCTCGGAAATTCCGTTCGGGGTAGATGACGAGGCCGGCGCGATCACGCTGACGCTGTCGGGCGTCGATGCGGCCATTGTCGCCGCAGTGCGTGCGGAAGAGGCAGAATTCTATCAAAGGCCGATCACAATATGGGGGCAGTTCTTCGGCGAGGATCTGCAGCTCAGCGGCACGCGGTTCCACCTGTTCACCGGCACGATGGATGTGCCGACATACGGCGGGACAGGTGTTAAGGGCCGCTCGGTGATAATACCCGCCGAGGGCGAATGGTCTGACAGGAATGGTGCGGCATTCGAGTTCTTCACCAATGCCAGCCAGCAGGCGCGCTATCCCGGCGATAAGGGGCTCGAATACGTCTACCGATACAACCCCGGCGTAAAGCGTATGTGGCCGGATTTTACTCCCTGATGATTCTGCTCGGAGCTGATGCTCTGACGCGGTTTCTGAACCGCGCCGCGGCAACACCCTTCGCCTGGGGAGAGCACGACTGCCTGCTGTGGCTGGCCGACTGGATTCGGGAGCGGCGCGGCATCGATCCGGCGCTCGGGATCAGGGGCGGCTACACGACCATGTTGCAAGCCGCCAGGATCGTCAGGGAAGCGGGCGGCATGCAAAGCCTGGTGGATATCACCATCCGCGAAGCAGGGCTCTCACGGACGCCCGCAGGGGCGCGGGGCGATATAGCCGTGGTGCAGATAGCCGGCGACGGCGGCGAGCACTTCGGCAACCAGGCCGGTGCCATCCTGCTCAGCGGCTCGGCAGCGATGATCTGTCAGGCCGGGTTGGTCATGCCGCGGCGGGCTGACGTGCCAGTCGTCGCGGCGTGGAGGGTGGGGTAGTGCCGCAGGTTCTCCCGCAGATAGCCTTTGCGGCATTCAGTGTCGGCGCGCCGCTGGTGGTGGTCAACGCCATCGTCGGCGTCGGCGTGGCCGGCGCTGTGCTGCATACCGCCGTTTCGGTGGCGGTTACAGTCGGTGCCAGCTACGCGATAGCCAAGCTGACAGCGCCGCCGATCCCGCGGCCGAGCAACGGGGCATTCGAGTTCAAGCAGCCAATTCCGACGCGGTTCTTTACCTATGGCGGCGTGAAGATCAGCGGGCCGATCCTGTTTCTCGAAACGAGCAACGGTAACAGGCATCTCAATAAGATCACGGCTTTCGGAACACGCGAGCTTGATGCCTTCGTCAAGTATTTTCTCGACGGGATCGACAACACATCCCTGGCCGTTCCGGTGGTCGGCCAGCCGGGGGTGTTTGAGATCCCTGTGTTGCGTGACGTTGGCGGCTCGCACGGCTTTGCGCGTTATCATATTGGCGACCCCGACCAGGTTGCCGATGACCGCGCCGTGACCGAGCTCGGCACGCATCCGAGCAATCCCTGGACAACGAGCCATCGATTGCGCGGCATCCCTTATGCTTACGCTCTCATGTACAGCGGGTCGGTAAGCGCCTTTCCACAAGCGTTCCCGAATGGCGCGATCGAGTTTTCTGTCGTCGGCGGCGTCAAGGTCTATGATCCGCGCAAGGACTCGACAAACGGCGGCAGCGGCTCGCACCGCATGAACAATCCCGACAGTTGGGAATATTCCGACAACCAGCGGCTCTGCGCGCTCGACTGGCTCACCTGGCCGGAGGGTTATGCCAAGGATTGGCCGCGCATCGATTGGGCGAGTTGGGTGCCGCAGATCAACCTTGCCGATGAGAACGTCCCGCTGAAAGGCGGCGGGACAGAGAAGCGCTACCGGGTCGCAACCAAGGTTAGCTACGACGAGCCGCGCAGCCGGGTGCTGCACAGGCTGTTGCAGGCCGGCGACCAGCAATTGTTCACGACGGCGGACGGGTTGATCGGCAGTCGCGGCGGCAAGTGGGTGGCTCCGACCGTCAGTCTCAGTGCGGAGGCGGATTTCAACGAGGCGTTCTTCCAGCATGGCGTTTCGATGATGGAGCGCGTCAACGAATTCCAACTGACCTGCATGTTGCCGGAACGCGACTACAGCGAGTTCGAGCTCGAGCCGTGGGGCAACAAGACGGACCCGGAATACATCGCCGGCATTCGCCGCCGCGTGCCGCTGGATCTCAATATGGTGCCGTCGCAAACGCAGGCGCAGCGGCTGGCGAAGATCTACATGGCAAAGCGCAACCCGCGCTGGAGCGGAACGGTGCGCACCAACTTTGCCGGCCTCGATGCGCTCGGCGAGGACAAGATCAGTCTGCAGTTCGCCGAGCTGCACACGACAGCCGATCCGTTTGACGGACCGTTCTGGATCAACGGGCAGATTGCATTCCTGCCAGACCGAACGGGCGTCACGTTCCCGGTCGCGAGCGCGGACCCGGATTCCTATACGTGGGTGCCGTCGACCGACGAGCAGGATCTGCCGGAAGCACCGGAGGCCGAGGCGGCATTGCAGTTCGAGGAGGCGGCATGACCACGGAATTCTTTGTCGAGGCGCCATTCAATCTACTCGACATCGATATCAGCCAGGATGCCGACTGGAATGATCCGTTTCAGATCGTCGAGATGACCGATGTCCCACTCGACCTGACCGGCGCCATCCTCGAGCTCTACATCCGTCCGCGTTTCGCGCACGACACGCTGTTGAAGAAGCTCTCGTCGGTCGGCTCCGGCGGCATCGTCATTGATGATGCGTCATTGGGGATGGCTTATTTCTTCGTCGACCGCAGCATCGTTCTGGCCGATTTGCCGATCGGCGAGTGGCAACAGTTTTTCGTCATGACGCAGGGCACGTTGCAGACGGAACTATGGCGCGGGCAACTGCGCGTGCACCCCGGCATCATTGCGGCCTAGTTCATGCGACGGCCGCGGGCTCGCCTGCCGACGGTTCGGTTAGAGCCGCCGCAGCCAAGGATGCCATCGGCGCTGCGTAAGCGGGCGCCATACAAAGGGCCGCGCGTAGCGGCTCCGACCGTGCCAACGTTCCTGCTGGCCGACAATTCCGAACACATACTGCTCGAAGATGACGCAAGCGGCGGTGCTCTGCTGCTGGAGGAAGGGACCGTGGCACTATCACCTCGCCTGATCGTCCGCATGCCGGCACCGGCGCTGCGCAGCGGCGGCTCACTCAATGTCAACGTCGACGCCAACTGGCTCGACAGCGTGCGTTTCGTCGCCACCAGCGGTACGCTGGCGTCGATCGATGCCGGCCAGGTGATCGATGGCGTTACCGTCGTGGCGGGCGACAGCTTCCTGTTCCAGCCGATATCCGGCGGGGTCGCGACAACCGCTGCGGCCAATGGGATCTATGTGGCCGGCGCCGATGGCGTGGCGCCGGTGCGGCGCGGCGATGCCGATAGCGGCGCGGAAATCTTTGAAGCTGCGGTGGGTGTGCGCGAGGGCACGATCGGCAAGGGCCAGCAGTGGATCTGCGTCAATGCGACGGCGCCGCTGGTCGGGACCGATGGCATCTGCTTCCGGCAGATGGGGACGGAGAGCGGGGTCGTTCAGGCAAACCTGAGTGCGTCGACCGACATCGCCAGTTATGGCGGCGCTGCCGATCTTGTCCTGACCGGCGGCTTTACCGCCTATTCCGACGCCGGCGGCACGACGTGGAAGCGCGGCACGACGACGATGCCGAGCACGCTGACCTATTTCCGCAAGCAGGATTCTGGCGGCGTCTGGTACGAGGCGATCAGCAAGCGCACCATCTTCGGCGAAAGCGTCGGCATCTTCGGCGCCGGCACCGGCACCGATGTCGGCGCCAACATCAATGACGTGCTCGACTGGCTCGGGACGCACGGCGGCGGGCGGCTGATCCTGCCGCCTGGCACCAGTCACTCGAGCGTCGATCTGATCCTGAACCGGGATGGCGTGCAACTGCAGGGCACTGCGACCGGCAGCCAGTTTTCGGACAATGGATCGCGTTTGAACCTTGCGTCCGGGAGAACCGTCCTGATCGGCGGCGACGTGGCGGTCGGCGGTGTCGAACGCTACCTGATAAAGGTTTCGGATCTGTGCTGCACTCAATCCGGCGGGACCGCCTACTTCTTTTCCAGCCGCAGTGTGCGCGGGCTGAAATTCAGCGATCTGCAGATCCAGGACTGCTACGGGTTTCATCGCGCCGGCAACACCACTGCCGGCAATCTCAGCAAGGTCATCTTCTACAATGATATCGAGGGGCAGCTAAACCCTGTCAGTCACGAGCACGCGATCCGTGGCGAAAACATGGGCGTCTTCTGGATGTCCAATGTGTTCTTCACAGGCGGCACTAGCGGTTCCGCTATCGTTACCAACTCGTCATTCCTGACGCTGCCCGGCAGTTCTGTTAACGCTCCTGACGGCTCGGTGATAAGCAATTGCGTTTCATCCTATTTTGAGCGCGGCATCGACATCGGTGGATTTGGCTGTGGCGCTCTGCTGATCACCAATTCAATTTTTGATGGCTGCCGGACTGCCGGCATTCGCCTGGCGCCCGCGGCGGGCCATAACGTCTCCGGCGTGCACATAAATAACTGCCACATCGCCGGCACTGCGCCGGCCACCAGCACTGCCGTGGGCGTCGTTATCTCGGAGCTGTCGGGCGGTGGCGTCGGCCGGATAGAGATCAGCGACTCCTATATCATGAACTTCGGCAAGAACGGGCTGCGCGTGGAAGGCGATGCCGCCAATCCGGCGGTCAGGGTCAGCATCTGCAACAACCAGATTGGCGATAATTGCCACTTTGCCGATAACACGCAGCCGGTGATCTACGTCGGGGCAAACTCCGACTTCATCACGATCTCGGACAATATGATTTATCGGGCGAACGAGGCCAACACGCCCACCTATGGCATTGAGATAGCCACGGCGTCCGACAACATCGTCGTAACTGATAACCTCATACACGGCACGAATGATGCGAACGAGACGGTCAGGAACGTGCAGCGCGGCTCGGCGCTGACGCGCAAGATTTCTGGCAACAGCGGCCAGGTATTCGAGGGCCAGGTGGTGACGCTCGGGCCTTGGATAAAGTTGGATCTGTCCGCGAGCTTCGGCGGCCGCCTGGCGGTGGCGGATGCGACCGCGGCGATTGATCTTGTGGTGCCGCGGCGCGGGCGCGTCATAGGCATTGCGGCGCGCGCCAGCGGCAATGTCGGGTCGATACCGGCGGCGGCAGTGACATTCCAGGTTTGGAAGAATGGCGCTAACGCCGGCCTGGTGGCGTCGAATGCCGGGCCGAGCGTGGCGGAATGCTTCGGCGAGAACCTCGCCGGGGTAGAGTTTGCAGCGGCGGATCAGCTCGGCATCAATGTGGTGACGACTGCGGCCTACGCGCCGGACGATACGCTGGACTGGGCGGTCTACGTCAGCATCTACTACGACTGAGCTCCCACACATGGCTGATAAGAAAATCTCGGAGCTTCCGCTCCGCGGCACGGTGCTGCCTACCGATCAGTTTGCCAACTCCGCGGACAATGTCACCTGGCGGTCGCCGGTGTCGGCGATCACCAGCCTGGTCACGCCGGGCTTTATCCCGGTCAGCCAGAAAGGCGCGGCAGGCGGGGTAGCGACGCTTGGCGCGAGCGGCGAAGTGCCGGCCAGTCAGCTGCCGGAGAATTACATCGATGAAGTGGGTTTGCCGGCCGGCAGTGACTGGACGGCTGTATTCCAGGCGGCAGCATTGCAGGGCGGGATCTTCCGCCTGCGACCGAATACCTCTTATGAAATTCGCGACACCGTCGAGGTCACGACCTCGGGCTTTGGCCTGATTGGCACGCGCAGCTCACGTATTTATCTGCCTGCCGCATCCTGGACGCAAGTCGATGACAACGGTTCCGCGGCACAGCATGCCACGGCCAGCGCTTTCTACGCGCACGGCGACTTGGTTGACGCGAACCTCCCGCTGCACGGCTTCACCATGCAGGGATTTACGATCGAGAGCGAGATGCTGGAGGGGCGAACACTCTTCGCCATGTTCATCCGCAATGTGCTGAACATCAATATTTCCGATCTGGAGATATTCGGTTTTCCAGTGGGCCGGGGCGTTGCCGCGAGCACTGTATCGGGCTGGATCACACGCAATTATATCCACGACTTCCTGCAGAACAGCAATCCTTTCTCCATCCAGCCGCAATCATCAGGGATTGAGATTGACGGCAACCGCGTTGGCAGTCCCGATGTCAATTCGCATGATTTGATCATATCGCAGAACACTATCAGGGACATACTTTTCACCGGTGCCGCTGCTGCTGCCTACGGCACGCAGACGGATGGTATCAACACGCAGGGAGAAGGTGCGGCGGCACGTATCATAATCTCAGGCAATGCGATCTCGCGCGTGGGGGAAGGGATCGACAATTTCGCCGACTTCATTTCCATGTCCGCCAACGTCATTGAGGAATGCACCGACTACGGCATCAAGATGACGCACGGCGCTTCGTATTGCTCGCTCACTGCCAATACGATCAATAAGGCAGGTCGCGCCGGCATCTTGATTTCTGGCGGTCCACCTACGGATTCGCAGCATGCAACTGGAAACGTCATCTCAGGCTGCACTATAAAGAACATCGACTATCTGGGCACCTATGGGGCCACTATTCCGAGCGCTTGCATCCGGTTCTGGGCTGGTGGCGGTTTCACCGCCAAGGACAATCTTATCCTAGGGTGCTTGCTCGATCCGGGGACAACCGGGCGCTACGCCATCTCTGATGATGGTCTGAATAACAGGCAGGTCAACAACACGCTGACTGCCGGTAGCGTGGGGCTTTACGCCAACAGCGCTGATAGCCTCATCCCAAGCCCGGTCGGCATGGGCAATTTCAGTGCGAACAATGCCGGGGGCGGGCAGAGCGGTATTGCGGACAGTGCGCCGGTGGATGTGGCCTTTGGCAATGTCCTGCACAATGTCGGGGCGCTCTACGATTCCACGACCGGCATCTTCACGCCGAAAGCGGGGCGGGTCTGGATGCAGGCGTGCGTGCGTATGACAGGCACGTTTGACGCCTCCAGCCAACTGGCCATTGCCATCCATCGTGCCACCAGTGGCGGCGCTGGCTTTGGTTCGTTCCGTGGCAAGATCGTCGCTGTTCAAGCGACGGGCGGCTCGGTGGACATCTGGATTGAGGACTACACCACTGGCCTCGAAAGCTACAAGGTCGTGGTGAGCGGCAATACCTCCGGTGGAGCCGTGGCAATTCCGGCTGACGGTTCTTCAACGTTCTTCATGGGCGGAAATTTCTAGTCGGGTGCCATGGAAGGCCCGGTTAGTTGGCAAGCTCTTTTATTAATCGTTTCGTCGACCATAGTCGTCAACGCCACAACAGCGCTGTTTGTCGGCTGGCTCGTCTACCGGGGTTGCGTCATCGTGGCCGGGCTCGAGAAGCGCATCACGCGGCTGGAAATGCTGCAGGAGAGTGGGGCGCCCGGCGCTCCCCGAGGGGGGCGGGGTTAGGTCGGAGCTCCGGACGCGGGGCTTAGGTGGGGCTCAAGCTACATGCTTCCAATGTCTGCCTCGCCGGATCACCCGGAAATGTCCGTAGCCGTTTGCATTTACGGCGCCTTGCCAGAGCCAGCATTCATCCGGTCCAGCTTTTGCGACCTTCTTCCAGAAGCGTGCTATCTGTTCGGGGGAGGTGGTGGGCGATGCAGGTTTTGAACCTGCGACCTTCCCCGTGTGAAGGGGACGCTCTCCCGCTGAGCTAATCGCCCGAGGGGTTCTAATGAACCCATGACCATCCTCAGAGCTTGCAGCGTTCATGGTGGGCACCCTCCGGTGTGAAGTTTTTCGGGACCATTCTTCCCCTATTTGTTTCCGTGCTGTGCTCGCAGCGTTCACGCTCTCCACTCATCTCCGAGCACTCCGCACTAGGTGAGGGGCTTCCGTGAACCTGTCGCCAACCGATTTACGGAGTGCGGACCTGCAAGCTCCAGAGCTGCCGCTGCCTTGCGCAGATATTCCGGCGAAAACCGACTGTAGACGCGCTCGGTAATGCGACTGTCGGCATGGCCGAGATACTGCGCGATCTCGCTCATGGGCGTGCCGTGCTCAGCCATCCACACGGCCGCCGTATGGCGCAGGACGTGCGGCGTCACGCCTGATAGTCCGGCACGGCGCGCAGCGGTGACGACACCGCCATGTATCTTCCTCACCCTGTCGCCAGCCCACTCAATGACGTAGGCCGTGCGTGCTCCTTCCCTGGCGGCAGCAAGGGCCGCACGCGCCGTATCGTTCATCGGCACGGTTGCACGGCCTTTCAGCGGCCGGATCGTTTCCGGGTTGCCGAGGTAGATTCGGCCGCGTTCCACGTCGCAGCGATCCCATGTCAGATCCAGAAGCGCGCTGGCGCGAGCGGCTGTCGTGATGGCGAGAATGATGAACAGCCGGATGTGCGGCATGAAGGCGGCGGCCAGGAGCCGCTCGGCCTCATCGCGGGTAAGATGGCGATCCTTGGGCGGCGGCTTCGGCGGGCGCTCGATGGCCGGCGCCTTCAGGATGAGCCCGCTGCGTTCTGCCCACCGGAGCGCGGTGCGGAGGTGCCCGAGCTCTGTCCATATCGTGCCGTCATGTCGACCAGCAGCGCGGCGCAGGCGAGTATAGGCGCGGCAGGTGGCGTCGGTGATGTCTTCTGGAGCCATGTCCCCGAAGTGCGCCAGGACGGCTTTCCGCTCATAGCCCATTGTGGTTGCGACTGGTCGCCCGTCGCGATCCCCACGGAAGGCGTCCCACAGCCAGGCGATCGTTACTCGCGGGGGCTTCTGGAATTCGGCGACGAGGCGCTGGAACTGCCCGGACGCCTCGGCTGCGCTAGTCGCAGGAAGCTGACGGCGCGAGATGCGTTCTCCGTCGCAGTATGTTGCGATGGCCCATCGGCCGCGGAATCGCTGGAGCTTGTAGGTGGGCATTCAAAAGCCTCCACTGCGCTCTCGGGAATGCGGAGGAGCTTCCCACCTAACCGGAAATGCCCAAGCTTGCCATTGGCGATAAGCCGGCGCACGTGCGAGGGCGAGCACTTCCACCGTTCGGCCACCTCTTCCGGGGTGAGAACGCTCATCAGTCTCCGCCTCCGCTGTCTTTGGTAATCAGAGCGCGAATATTGGCAGCGATCTCCCGTCGTGTCGGGGGTGTGTAGTAGTCATCGTCCTCCATCATCTTCGCTGCTCGCTCCAGTGCAGCGGCTTCGATGCGAGGAGCGACGGCGGCGAGGACAACCGCAGCGTAAAATTGAGTATCTATCGCGCGAATAGCCTCATCGCTGCTGTCCTGTAGCGCCCGCATTGCAACTTCCATGATGGTTGGGTCGCTCACGTCTTCCCTTAATCCTCTGGTTTCCAGTCACGGAGGGGCTTCAAGGGGCCTTGCGGATCAAAAATTTTGGCTTCCCATTCAACAGTAGGGTTTGCGCGCTGTGCCTTCAAAATCTCGCGCACCATCGTCGCAAAAGCCTCACGATCCGCCATATCGATTTCGTACGGAGAGGGCGTCGAGTGGATCGCAGCGTCAATCATTGCATCTGTAATGATGTCCGCCCGCTCCAGTGCAGCGGCTTCGATCAGGGGAGTAACGGCGGCGAGAATGGCACTAGCCATTTGGTGGTAGGTTTTCCACACAGGCGCGTCGTAAATATTGGCATCTCGCAGCGCCCGTGCCGCAGCTTCTATGATGGCTGGAGGAAAGTGGCTCATTATTCGTCTTCCGCCTCTTTGGCATCGTCGAAGCTCTGCAAGTAGACGGCGCGCTCGGCTTCGCTGAGCGATGTCGGCGCCATGCGGCGGATGCCTTTGGCGGCATCGGCGCGGGCACGGGCGCGGACTGACTCGATGTGCTCGAATTCGGCTGCGGACTGTGCGTTGTTCACTTTCCGCGGGTCGGGCTCGTCGAAGGCGTCGGGGCCAACGTCGAGCGTCACGTGTTTGTCAGCGAATGCGTCCATCTGCCCGGCGAGCTCGTCGGGTATCGGCTGCGCGCGAACTTCCTCCCAATTCCCAGGCTCGGCCTCCGCCAATGCCTCGGTCATGGCGTTGTTGGCGTCGATCGCTTGCTTCGCCAGCATGTCCAGTTTCTCGCCGATCGTCTTCGGCGGCGTGACATCCCTGGCGCGGTCGGGGCCGATGCGCGGACTGTCCTCGAGCTCGTCGCGGGCATAGATGCCGAGCAGCACGTCGGGGAAATGCCGGCGGCAGAGCGCGCGGGCGCTGTAGTAGTAATGCTGCTGATCGGGATCGCTCTTCCATAGCGGGCTGTTCTTCGGCGTGATGTCGCCAAAGGGTGGCGACGTATAGTCGACGAGCTCGCCGTCCTTCAGCTCGGCCGAGACGTGGCAGACGCGGGCGGCGCCTTCGCCGCGATAGTGAACTCGCAATCGGCCTTTGATCGGCGCGCGCTGCAGGATGACGGCTTGGATGAGCTGCGATTCAAAGGCGAGCCGGTCGTTCACCGCGTACGATTTATTTGCGACGGCATAAGGTGACAA